AATAATTTGCGGTAATCCAATACGTGATTTGCATATTGCTTCGAACTTTCGCCCAGATGCCTCTGGACCGGATGCTTTTAATGTCGTCCCAAGACGGTGCCTTCTTACTCAAAAACTGCAGTATCAGGCTCATCAAAAATGGACTTCTTCTTCTTAAGTCCTCGATAAGCATCCTGCAATTCCTCGTAAGTTGGCAATAGCCCCGTCATAGCAGTAAGACCAGCTCTCTCTGCTACACGTTGCAATTGAGGTCGACGTTTTTCGTAGACCTCTCTCCCCCATCGCCAATACTCTGTTGCCTGTGTGACAATAGCATCTGCGGCGATCTGCTCGGGCAAAGCAGGGGAATTCTTCCTATGCATATAATTGTGCAGGGATTTGCTAATGGACATCTCCTCAATTGGAGCAATCCATTGTTGCAATTCCTCATCCCAACGGAATGCACGCTTCAAAAACGTGACGTCCGAAAATGGGATATATGGGACTGATTCTGCCTCCTTATCAGCCATTGTGTATTTAATTCCACATTTGGCTAATTCGTTCATGACACTCGTATGGTTAAATTTCTTTTCCTCCGGGTGCACGCCCATGGCATTATCATCTCCATAACACATTAATGCAATTCTTTCATGGAACAATGGTACTCTCTCTCCATCATGCATTGCGTAATACGTATAACGCATATACAAACTGTTGGAAAGATTGTTAACAATGACAGTTAATGGATGTCCTGATGGGTTTGATCCCAACATGTTGACGTAAACTCCATTATACTCATAAATGGGGCAACAAATTTCAGTTGCAATCCCTTTCATGATAGTCAATTGTTTCTCATTGTATCCAGCCCTTTTGGCAATGTGAATCATAACATCAAAAGATGCCATCATCACCTCTGGCGATGCTCGCTTATCATAAGCAGAGTAATCGCCAGCAATCATTCTCTCACTCCCGTACTTTGTGAGGTGATTGGCCAATTTGGTCCAATCCGGACCCTGGGCGACGATTCCGACAGCGCATTCGAA